AGGTCATACAAACGTCGTCCGTCAACGACTTGCAGAATACGCAAACGAGAATCCCAACGCTTATATGCAAGCGATGGTAAGAAACGTAGCAGCGAGGGTACAGGCACAGAGTATTCCATACGATCCAAGGCGCACACTTAGTCCGGGGACTGATCTTCAGGGTCTGGCGCCGAGGCTAGACGGGTCCGAAGCGCTTCGTCTTGAAACGAGACGGAGAACATTACAGGATTTAAGTGGTCGGGTATCGCACGCTTCGGCTGCGGCTTCGGGACGTGCTGCTCGACTTGACGCATTACAGGCGCAGAATCCTTACTTAGGTCTATCGGAATTGCGTCAGAAGGCTGGAATGACGCAACCACATCCTCTACAGTTTCTTGAGGGGTCTCCGTACCAGTAGGACGGACAAGGTATCGTACGAGGTCGGAGTCACTAAGACCTTCGAACGATTTTGGAGTGCCGATCAGGGTACCCACGAAGATGCCGTTGTTGTTGACCATGCGTTCGACAAGACGACCGACGAGTATGAGATGTGAAAGCACATCGTTGAGTTCGTTGAAGCCCGTGGCTTGGTCGATGAACATCTGGAGCAGGTGCTTTTTGTTCATTGGTTTGCCAAGTGCTTCGAGCATACGCACGACCTGAGAAATAACACCAGCATTGGGGTTGATCCCGGTGCCTTCGAAGACGCGTTCGAGGGTTTTTTCGAGCATCCCGCAGAACTTCAGCGCGAGCTTGTAGTGCTCGACGTCGATGACCAGAGGTGCGTCAGATGGGAGTTCTGCCAGTGCGATGAGCATGGAGAGCTTGAACAGCATCTCGCCTTTGGATTCAAACCATGACTTCGTCTTGGGTGGTCGGTCGTTAAGGACACGTTCGTTTTCGTAGAACCAGTCGACGTAGAATTTGTCGCACTCTTCGGACAGCGCGAAGGGGCCGCTGCGGGTTTGAAGGTTCTTGCCGAATTCAACGCAGTAGTTCTCTGCACGTGTCTGGGCGGCTGTGAGTGTGGGTTTGGGGACGAGGTTCTTTGTGGCGCAGAACATGAACGCACAGCGGCGGGCGAAGCCACCGGTGAGAATGTCCATCTTCATGTAGCCTTTGAGTTTCTCGGGCGTCATGCAGCCGAGAAGGGTAACATAGGGACCTTGCACGTAGTCATTGCCCTTGTTTTTAGTCTCAACTTCCCACACGCTTTCGGTCCACAGGGACGTGAGACAGTCGAGGAAGCCGAGAGGATTTACACCGAGGAATTCGACTAGCTCCGTCGCGAAGATCGCGTATTGGTTATACTCCACATTTCTATTGTTAAAGTCAAAATGTTTGCGCCCCGCGAACTTGTCGTTGGACATTTTGAGTGACATGGCTTCTTTCGTGATTTGCGTCGCGGCGATGGGTGAGACTCCGCTGGCACGGACGATTTCTTTTGCCCGGTCCATTGCGGCACTTTTGCCAGTTCCCGGATCGCCGACCAAGACCACATAGAGGTTGGTGTAGTAATTGTAAGGCCCGAATGGTAGCCAGAAACGTCGACCGGCAAATACAGAGAGTACGCTGAGCATGGACCAGATGTGATACTCTGTGGCTGGCTTGGTGTTTTTAACGGCATCGAGATAGTTGGTGATGAATGACATTTAAACCCAATCCTCCGGTGGCATGTTACCTTCTGCAAAACGTAACAGACGTGCTCTCCGCCGAATTGTCGGATCGTCAGAATTGCAAAGGTCGTGTTTATTAACGGCAACCATTAAGTCAGTGTAGATTGACGCAAATTCCAGTTGTGCGATTACATACGAATCACGGTGAAGGTCAAGTTTGTTTGTTGAAGGGTTATAGACAAGATTAAACATAATGTTAGAGGGCCAGGATATGGGCTAAACGACGCAGAGGAATGAGTTGTTGAAGGGAACGCCAGAAGAGGTGAGTTCGATGTAGCGCACTTTGATTTGCTTTCCGATTGGTGGGTTGGCCATGAGTTCGACACGTGTGGCGTCGTCGAATCCGGTGCCGACATTGAACTGCACGCCTTTACGTGTAATGCACACGAGCGCACCAATCCCAATGTCCGCTTTGCCTTCACCCTGCGTCACCCCCACACATACAAACTCATCATCTTTCCACGCTTTGTATTTCCACAAGAATGGGGAGTTTTTGCGCGTGCCGTGCGGGGTTTTGCCGAAGACGTAGGGCCCGTCGGGACGTACCATGATGCCTTCGTAGTCTTGCGCAGCGTAGTGGTGAAAGGCTTGGTTGAGTTCAGCACGTGAGTGGGAGAAGGTTGTTGGGACGACTTTGACATGGGGTAGTTGCTGAAGTGCGAGGTGGTGGTTGAATGGGAACCAACGATCGGAGAACGTGAGGTCTGGATTGACTACATCGAAGACGTGGAACTCAATGTCTTTAGTGTCATGGCGCGGCTGTGCGCTGTTGACGGACACAGAGCCGTTGATGGTTTGAAGGTTCCACCCATGCACGTAGAGTTCTCCGTCAAGGATACGGTCGCCGAGCAAGGATTTGATGGACTCGATCTCGGTTTGCAGGTGCCGCAGCTTTGGTGCGTGCCAGAGCTTCTCGTCACGGGACATAAAGATGGCAACACCACCGTGCATTTGACACATGCAGCGCACGCCGTTGAGTTTGGGCTGGACGTACGCAGGGAAGCGGTTGAAACGTGGCCCGATGTGGGCGGCTAGTTGGGGTTTCATATGGACACTTCTTTGCCTAACAGAGCGTGTAGTTGTTTGTTTTCTTGTTGCAAGGTCATGATCTTTTTGTACGCGCGTGCGAGTTTAGTGCTTGTGGGTTGCCGTTTACGTCCACCACGACGCCGTCCTTCTGAGGCAGTTTCGAGTTTGGTGGCTACGGCTTCGAGGCGTTTGATGACTTCGAGTGTATGTCGGTCCATTAGATGGAATAAGGTTCAGAGGCGAGCAGGAGATCGACGCTGCAATAGGCAAGGCAAAAGGTGGCATGGGTTTTCATGCGTAAGTGCAGACGCACTATACCTTCTTTCCACGGCTCACAGTGCAGCACATCCCAAAACTTAAAGTCCGTGAACGTCATGGTGTAAGCATCACCTTTGAAGTCGTAAATCATATGTTTCCGCCACCATAGTCCGGGCCTTGTTCACCCCATGAAGGGCCGTATGCACCTTCGAACGGAATGATAACCTGGGTGTTGGCGATGGTTAGTGTGTTTTGGAAATACCCGCGTATCTTAGCCACCGCCCATTCGGTGAGGTGGATAGGAAACTGACCGATGAGCGCGTCATGCACGGAATGCAAGGGTTCAATGATGTGATTGCCGGGACGGGCGCGGCGTTCGGCTGGAGCGTCGGTCCATTGATTCTCTGGATCGTACCAAAGGTTGCGTGTTGCTTCGTTCGTGGCGAAGGTGGTATTTTCCTGTGGCTCGTCGGCAAGGAACTCCTTCCACGTGTCGTGATCGGCAGCAAAACGTTTGAGCTTGAAGTCCCAGGACTTACGGCGACCGAAGAACTGCCGGGTGTGACCCGAGGCAGAGACAAGGTTTTTGCCATCCGCGACTTGTTCACGCGCCCAGTTGTGCCAAGCATAGAGGCCGGGATAACGTAGGAAGTAGAAGCGTTGCAGCGTTTCGAACTCAGACTCTTCCATGAAGTATGGCACACCTGAGATTTTATACGAGTCTTCCATGATCTGTGCCACACCGGTACGGGCCTGAACTCCGTAGTTGGTGGCGTGCTGCACACGTTTGCAACCGAAGTAGAGCCACGAGTTTTGATCGCAGCATTCACCGGGCGCAGACGCGGCTTTGCACTTGGCGACAAGTTCTTCACGTGAGCACTGCGTGTATGCGACACCATAGGTGTGCATAAGTGCAATGATCTTAGCGGGCTTGAGTCCGGCCTTGTAATCCAACCACATGGTGGGATCACCATGACGCATGCAGTGTGCCGCTACTGTCCACCCGTCCGCACCGGCGAGGTCGCATTGGAATAGCCAATAACCCGGGTCCGCTCGATAGAGTTTACGGAGCTTCTTTGTAATGGTCTGAAGGTTTGCGCCGGAACCTGTTGGCGACTCGTAGCATGTAAGGCGCATAGTCTCAGTACCCACGAGATTATAAGCGCACCGAATGCGACCATCAGGATCGGTGGAGAGCTCCAGTGTCTTGCGAACACTCTCAAGTTTAGAATACAAAAGCAGGTCAGTGAGCAGAGCGTCAGAAGGAAACTTACGCGCAAGTTTGAGTAGCGCAGGGACGTCGGTCGTGGCTTTTTTGTTCACGCCACGTCCGTTGTATTGTACTGGGTAGCCTTTCTCTTCATACAGACACTTTTTGATTTTGGTTTGAGACAGTGACGTTTTGCCACGAAGGGAATGACCGACACGTGTTTCGACACGGGATTCAGTTTCGAGCAGCGCGGCACGGCAGAGGGCGAGTTCGTGCGCAGCGGTGGCAGAATCGTACGCAAAGCCGCGCCGTTCCATGGACAGAAAGGCGGGCAAGAGTTGGACATTGCGACGATAGAAACGTTCCTCCTGAATGGACAACATACGGTCCATTGCGAGGCAGTTTTCAAGCGTCACGCTAGCGTCGATACAGCAGGCGCGGTATTTGTTTTGAATCTCCGTCGCTGGGTCTACTCCTGCCGCGGCACGCTTCTTCTGTTCTTTCTCACTGTATGCGATGAGGTGTTTCCAGGCAGGTTCTCGGGTGAGTACGGATGTTTGCACATCCAGACCTTTTGGAAGTTCACTGTAGATACTGGCCCACTTGAGCATTGTATCTTCTCGCACATTTCGTATAAGCATTTTGAATCCATAGTACAGAACGAAGTTATCGTAGAGGGAGTTCTGTAGGCACTTTGGAATATCGTCTCTGTAGAGGAATCGTGACAGAGACTGATAGACCCGTCCTTGTTGTTCGAGGGAGTAGCGGGAGAAGGCCACAATAAACGCATGATTTGGTGCGTCTGCAATGCCCATGCACGACCAGCCCTGAAGTCCGCCTTCAATGTCGACAGAAGCCATGCGTCCAGACGGCCAGTTGTCCAGACGATGGCAGATTTCGTCGGCGCTGAGGCTAAGTTCAAAATGCCGTTGAGGAAGGACGATGTCAGGTGATTCTGCCTCGTGCCGGGCACGCGTAATGTCCCACTGTAGGAAGGGCCAGCGACTGTAGTTGAGACCACCAAAACGGATGAGTTCATAGGGATGGTATGTGGCGACGGCTTTGCCGAAGGAGGTGTTGATGATGCTGCCGCGCCAGTCTTCTACACTGAATCCAGGCCCACGTGCTGCAAGCAGTGCAGCGTCTCCGAGTAGAAGGACACAATGAGGTTTGTATTCTTTGAGGTCTGTTCTGAGTTGGGCCAACCCGTCGACGACTTTGGGATGTCCAAGAAACGAGTTCTCGACTCGTCGAAGTTTGGGTGTTCCTTTAACCATGACTTCCGTATACTCATCGTATTCCGTGATGTCATTATTAGGGGGTTGGTATTGGGTGATGTTTCCCACGTAACATCCGGCACGTTGTACACCAGCGGCGCCAAGCAAGGCGTCAAGGATACGTCCAGCGGGTCCGACGAAGGGGACGCGTTGGGTGTCTTCGTCGGTGCCGGGAGCGTCTCCGATAATGGCCAAACGATATGGCACGTCAATTGTAGGAAAGACGTTGGGGACGTGGTTCTGCGATACGAGTGAGAGTGCAGGTCCTGGAACTTCATTTGCGGTGGCTTTTGTAGGGTCTGTGATCACGGTAGGATAAGGTCTTTTGGGTAGCGGCGGCGGATTTGCTGCACGATGGCGGTGCACGTCTCTTCAGGGAGGTCGTAGTAACGTTCTACCACGGCGTTGCTGTTGTTGTTTCCAGGCACACGCAGAATGCGGATGATGCGGATAGCTGTGAGAGAGCGTGAAATGTCTATGGTGTAGGCGTCACCTTCCCACAACAGAGGGATGGAGTCATAAGGTTGTGATGAGCTTTGTTCCATACCAGTGGGCTTTTTCAAGGTCTTGTTTTGTTTTCATTCCGTCTTTTTTGCCCGCACGCCAGTAGTATTTAAAGACTTGGCCTTTGAGGAAACCACGGAATTCCTCGGGTGTGAGTGCGGCTTGGATAGCGTCGATGCACTCGATGCTGCCAGAGGTGTAGTGGGATGGACGGGCGACTTCGTCATTGACCACATCCCGTGGTAAAGGTCCGAGCTTGTCCATATTAAACAAACTCCACGTTGTTACCATGAATGACACGATACGCGTTCTTCATGTGCTCTTCACCTTTGTTGTGATGCAGCTCCGAGATCTCAATACCATAAGGCACGAGCCCACAGTTCACAGCGGCACGTGACGCGGAACGTTCGCCCGCGAATGGGTCGAGCACGGTCTGGCTGGTGAACGCGATATCGTCGTAGATGTCTTTCCACAACGCGAAGGGTTTGGCGAAGGGATTGTTGTACATCTGGCGCTCAGCCGCGAAGTTGTAGGAGCGCCATGATGTGGTAACGGGACGACGCAGCGTGGACTTTTCGCTGCGCCGCAGGTACATGGCGACTTCGTAGTTTTTCGTGGTGTTATACTGAGGCGCGTTGTTGCGGGCGGGTGAAGTCTTACACAGAATCACAGGCCAGTCCTGCACTTTCCAGCCGATCTTCTTGGCAGTGGCTTGGAGGAAGTTCCAGTGGTCGAGGTCGAAGCAGAAGACGCAGAAGCCGTTGGGTTTCACCACACGGAACGCTTCTTCAAGGAACAGCGGCATCATCTCGACGTTCTGGTCTACGTCGTGCGTGTCTTTGACGGATGCGACTTGCTTTTCGTCGAGGTTGTCCATGTCGATGCCGTATGGAATGTCCGTGACGACGTGATCGAACGACGCATTGGCGAACTGTTTCATGACGTTGTGAAGGTGCGGCCCCTGTGCTTGCAAGGCATCACCGAGAAAGAACATTGAAGACAGGGGCACGATGACGGCAGCTTCGGTTGCTGTCTTCGGGCCGTCTTGAACTGTCATGGCCACAGCTTGGCCTGCTACGGGAGCAGGTGCGGCAGCAGGTTCGGTGGCTTTGGTGCCCGGAACGCTGAAGGTATCGAGGAACGAAGAAATGTCCACGGCACCGGCAGGCATCGTTGCGGTGGTCTTGGCAGCCGCAGCGGGCACAAGAGGTGCGGACTTGGCTTTGTCTGCGGCGCGTTTGGTCAGCTCGGCGAGCGCTGCGTTTTCTTTGCGTTGGATTTGTAACTGCAACGCTTCCTGTAGCGACTTGCATTTGATGATCTCTTTGTCACCGGCGTGGATCAGCTTCGCGGTTTGGATGGCATAGTTGACCGTAGATTTGCCATAGCCAGGTCCGAGGAGTTCGGCGGTCTGACGACTGCCCCATGCCTTCGCACCTTTTTCGAGCTTCTTCATTTTGTGGGTTTTTTCCACGAGAAGCACGTTGTCGATCCATGACATGTTGAGGCGCTGAAGGTTCTCTTCGAGTTCGGCCTCGCGACGTGTGTGCTCGGGCACTTCGTGCTGGAAGACAAACCCACCGACGCCGGGCTGGAGCGTGGCCCCGTGCGTGAGTTCGGTTACGCCGAGTTTTTGCAGGGCTTTGTAGCGACGTCCGCCAGCGACGAGGTGGTATTCGTCGCCACTGCGAGCGAGCACCAAGGGCTGGAGCATACCGATGCGCTTGATGGAATGTGAAAGACCTGCGATATCACCGTATTCTTTTTCGTTACGGGCACGGTCGGTGACAATGATGTCGGAGAGTTGGATTGTGATGTTGGACATAGAGAAAGGAAAGAGAATGTAGGAACAGTGCGCTCACTGTATTACCGATGTGTTCGTCATCGAACCTACGTGGTGGGGTTAGCCGACGTACGCTTTCAGCGTCTTGACCTTGTTGTTCTGACGACCTTGATAGGTGTCGATGAACACATGGCCGATGACGGTCTTGCCTTGCGCGGACTGTGCGAGGGCAAGGTTGAACGCCGGACGGCTGTTGATGTCGGTCTGGAAGATCGCATCCATCGTGGCGGAAAGGCCACGCAACCACGCGTCTTTGTCTTTGCTGTCTTCGCGGGCTTGCAAGGCGCACGTGACATATACAGGATGGTTCGGCTTGATCGTGCGGCCGTCAACTGCGGTGACTTCAGACGTCGTCGCGAGCTTCAGGTTCCAGTTCAGGCCATTGCCGTCCTTGTTCGCGTCGATGGTGGACTCGACGACCTGCAAGAGGTAGTCAGCTTCGGGGAGAAGCGGGAGTGTAGTGTCGACGCCTGCGGTTTGGATTTGGATGGATAGTGGATCGATGAGTTGTGACATGATATGATGTAGTTTTGTTGTTGTTGTTATCGTTGTGCAGCACGCATCTTGGCTGCCGTGTTGAGTTGTGATTATTGCACCGTGCCGCCGGGAAATGCCGGACGTACGGTAGTGCCTAAAGGCGTGACGAGTTTGCCTTTGCCTTTAGGTGCGAAGGGCTTGACTGAGGTGACGTTATGACCACCGTTACGGATGAGCTCGAACAGCTCGTCGGCTACGGACTGAAAGTCTGTGTCTTCGGTGTTGAGTTCGACGATGAAGGCTTTCTTCATTTGACGGAAGGCATGTTTGCTGGTCCGGGTGCAGGTGTGACGGGCGTGGGTGACGGAGGAAGTATCCCGATGTGTTTGCGCACAGCGACAATCAAATCGTCCTGTTTAAGCAGGCCCGCTAGACCATAGGTATTCTTCAAGAAGTCCTGACGGTTGTTGCCGAGCGTGCGAGCGTTCCATGTATGAGTGCCCATGTTCTCGGTGACTTCACAAAACCACACATCAGAGAAGTACGCAGGGAACTTCCCACGTATGGAACCATCGACGGCGATCTGGTATTTGTAGGTGTTGTCGCTCTCGTCTTTCTCCTTCGTGATGTGCGCCGTCATGATGATCTTTTTACCGGACTGGCGAAGCTGCATGACGAGGGACTTCCACAAGAGCACCAGCGAACCCCAATGTCCGAACCCTTCGAGCTTGATCGCTTCGTCGACGATCGCGCCACAGATTTTGGCTTTGATAATGTCTTCGATGAAGGTGGCGGAGTCGATGACGATACAGTCGATGTTTGGATCGGCGATCGCAGCGTTCAGCTTGCGCAACATCCTGTCATAACGCTGGTTCGACGGGACGATTTTGCCTTCTTCATTCGGTGTGGCCATGTCATAGCCCACGATGTTGCCGGTCTGCTTGAGTTTCTTGAGGTAGTCAATACCGGACTTGAAGTTCAGATCCGCGACGAAGACGTAGGTCTTTGGGAACAGCCGCATGGCAAGGGACGTTTTGCCAGCGCCAGCACCACCGCACAGCAGGATTGCCGTGCCGAAGTTGTCGTTGAATTCTTCGATCTGTTGCATTTAGTCGACGAGTGGTGCAGGAACGGAGGGTTCGATCTTGGTGGAGAGCTTGATCTCTTTCCAACGCCGCTTCATGTCCACGTCCACGATATGGAGGACGGTGAGGTTTTGTGAACGGATGAATGACGTGAAGTCCTTCGGGATGTAGCCAATGAACTGCGTCTTCCACAGGACCTTGATTGCGTTGGGGTCGTGCGGGTTTGTGGGTTCGGGTTCGAGGTTGACTTCGTCGCCGACAGCGGGCAGACCGTTGGGCTTGTGATGTGGTAAGCCCGCGACGTGAGTGGTCCAGGCAGCGGTTTCGAATGGTGATGTTAGGGCCATATGTGGTGTGGTGTTTGGTGTTGGTTTTGTTATGACTAAAGGCAGCATGCACACAGCAGCCAGTGCAACAACAGATAAAAGGATTTGGTTATCGCTCACGGGTTTCGGAGGTTTGTAGTCACTCACGCGCTTTTACCTCAGCGATCAGTTCATCGCGTTTGTTTTTGATTGCTTCGCGCATGTTCTTTTCGAGTTCGTCAAAGAAATCTTTGTGGCCGAAAAGCGTGGGTGCAAAGCCTTGCGCTTGCAGGTTTTTTAAGTTACGGCACGCACTTGCGACTTGCGCTAACTTCCAATTGTAGTTCTGTGCAATATGAAGGGCTGGGCTGTAGTTACTCATGCACAGGGTTCCATGTGACGTCACGAAAGATCGCAGACGCTAGGTCAGCGGGGCGTTGATGACGGGGCAGGCGGCAGTTCATTTTGTAGTCGCAGTGTGCGCACGGGGATTTGAATGACCGTGCATACTGTGGGAAGTAGCCGCGCTGGAGTTGTGCCACGAAGTCAGCCACGATCGCACGCATGTTGTCTTCGTATTCGACGAGAGAGTCGGCGCTGTAGAAGTACGATGGGCGATCCATCTTGGTGTTGTTCTCGACCTTTTGCGTAGGAGGAAGGATCACCACAGCGTTCATGATGAGGCCAACCACGGGCTGGTTGATGAGCTTCTGTGCAGCCCAGACGTAGCCACGGGTTTGGAGGGAGAGAAAGAACGCGCTCTCAAACTCTTCGCCACCGCGGGATGAGGTCTTATGGTCCACGACCCAGTTGAGTCCGTTGTCGTGGAGCACAACGTCGATGCGGCCGGTGATGAAGACGTGGAGGTTGCGGATATAGACGTTGCCGGCACGAGTCGGATCGTTAAGCTCGGACTGTGCAACGATAAGGGCACGATCGTATGGTAGTGTCGTGTCGAGTTCAAGCGTGCAAAGCTCGATCTTAAACGCACGTTCAATGAATGGCGCACCTTCAAACTGCACGACCTTGCCGGGCCAGCCGTCGGTGGCGTAGCGTTCCTCGTAGGTCTTGAGGATTTGCTGCATACGCTGTGACGTGCGGTGGTCGCCGGGCCGGGTCGGGTGCATGACGAAGTGCTCGACGATCATCTCGCTTTGGCGCTGACGAACTTCAGGAGTGAAGCCGTGATGGAGGCGAAGCTCCTCGCACGAATGGAAGAGCTTGCCAAAGTCCGTGGCGGAACGATCCGAGTCGTGCTCGCGGGAGTGGATCAGGTAGTTCTCCGAGGCGCGTGCGCAGTCGATGATCTTGGACGCAGAGGAGTAGTCGAGTTCAAGGATGTAGTCGTCCGGGTGTTCTGGTGATTGCTGGAGCAACTTGCGTTGTGGATACACCGGGCGTGCCGGAGGCGCAGACGCTGTGGTGTTGACGGATAGTGATAGAGGATCAATGAGGTTCATAGGCCGAGTTTTGCGAACAGGTCGAGTGCGAGGTCGATGTTGGATTTTTTCTTCTTGGATGTTTTGGCCACGCCGTGGACTTCAACGCTTTCTTTCTTCAGCTGTGCTCGGCGGGTTTGCGCCGACACTTGCAGGGTGTGGCAGATGTTGACATAGGCGACGAGTTCTGAGGGTGACATCTCATGGACCGGAAGTTCCAAGAGTTCGTCTAAAGGGACGAGAGTGAAGTCACGGTCTTCAGTGGCCGTGGGTAGTGTAGGTGTGGGTGTTTCAGACATTAGATGATGAGTAATGTGCCGTCGGGCATGTTGATAGGTTCAGCGTTGGTGAGGCCGTCGAAGACGGAAGGGTCAGGGACAAGAGGTTTACGGATGGTGATCGGACCGTTGATGCGGCCTGCGGATAGCAGCACCGCGAAGCAGCGCATCTCAGATTGTGTCAGGGTGTCGTATTCGTACCGGGTGTGTTCGGCTTTGGCGGTTAGCTCGCTGTCGTAGCGGAGACGCGGGCCGATGTAGACTTCGTCGTCGATACGGCGCACGATCACTGTGCTCCACCATGCGGAGAGTTCGTCGGAAGTGACACGCGATGGGTAGGAAAAGGCGATCATGCCACGGATGGCGTCGCGGACTTTAGACACTACGCTTTCAGCCGACAGACCTGAGGGCTTGAACCTCACAGGTGCAGGGGCAGCGTCGTAGGCACGCAGGACAAGGGCTTCGTAGCGTTGCCATGCGGCAAGCGTGGCACGTTGGTTGTGCGCTAGACTTGAAGGAACGATACGGTGTATTTTAGCCGGCGTCATCGAGGAGTGCTAGGGCGCGGGCGAGAAAAACTTTTTCAGCCACTGGTTGAACTCGTCGAGCGTTATGCCTACGTTTTGCGGCTCGTTCGGACTCACGTAAGGCACGCTGTTTCTCAGGTCCATAACGCCCTTCAAGGATGTACTTTCGGATGCGAGCATCAGTGAGTATTGGACCTTTAATGTTCGAGAACTGAGGCGACCGGATAGGAGGACGCTCATCGTTGGGCATAGGGTTTGCGAAGTGAAAGACCGAAGCGGAGACCTTCGAAGAAGGCACGGTTCCAGACATAGATTTTGTCTGGGTTGGACCGATCCTCTTTACGTTTGTAGCACTTCTTAAATGACGCAGAGCAGCGACGCCGGGCACGGTAGGCCTGACCATCAGTGAGTGGCGTGCTCATTTACGTTGAAGGATGGTGAGGATTTGACGGGCCGCGATCTTGCACGTGACGTTGCCCGCCGCACCCGCGGTAAGCACGGCAGGCACGGCGACAAGCGCGAGGTCGATAAGCCACTGGAACTTTCCGATGTGCCGTTCTTGGGTGAGCAGACGATCGGAGAGCTTTTCGTTTAGCAGCTGTTCAGGTGATGGTTGTAGTTCAGGCACTGAGATAGAGGCGGTTGCGTCCGAGGCGGACTTCGTTCATGGTGACGGGTGTTGGTGGTGTGGGCCGGTCGCGGAGCCGGGCATCGTGCTGTCTGAGCCATTCAAGGTAATCGACGGTTCGCTGTTCCAGGTCTACGTAAGGCCCGGTGACTAGTGCTGGAGGCGGGAGGTCGGGGTGCATGTTTAGAGAGGTTCGTCGAGTCCGTCGTCACGATCTTTGTCTGCTTTGAGTTCGACTGCGGCGTCGCGAGCTTCACGCTCGGACATGCTGTCGTCGTCATCGTCATCGACGAAGCGTTCAGGGACAGGCATGTCAGGGACATGGGAGAGTTTGAATATGTCGGACATGGATGTGGTTAGTTGTCGCCGATGGTGAAGGGTTTGATGAGCGGTGCGTCGACGTAGAGTCCAAACACCGAGCCTTCGTCAAGGACGAGGAGTGGGACTTCGGCGCCGGGTTCGTTCATTTGAATGCCACCCGCGTAGTCGAACACGACACGCATGCCGACGGTGACACGGGTGCAGAGGTCTCCGACGTCGACGACGAGACCGTAGGGTTTAACAGGTGCGGAGGTTTCGGGAAGCACGAGACCAGAGGCGGGTGCCTGTGCGTCACGGACTTCGACTAGGATTTTATGACCGAATGGTTTGAGTTGCATGTGGTGGTGTGGTGTTTGGTGTTAAGGCAAAGTGTTAAGAAGCTCACGCAGCTTTGCGATCGCAGGACCGTGGAGGTGGATTTCTTGTGGTGGATAGAAGATGCCATCTTCACCATAAGATTCGCCTGAGAGAACGAGGCGGTAGTTAGTAGGTGTCAGAGGCGTGGCATAGGCTACGATCTTTGCGGTCTTGAGGTTGTCGAGGGCAGTGGTGTTGGTTGTGGTCATAAGGTGAAGGGCACCGTAGGTCACGGCGGTTGCGCCCGTGGTCGAGGACAACGTTTAATACGTGTATTGTTTTACGTCCCGGACATGTCGTGCTCGACAGTTCAACAGCCTACATGGTTATTAGCCAAGCAGGGAAGCGTCCGGCTGTGCCCTACGCTCGGCGAACTGAATCGCCTTCTATTAATTTGCACTGCAAAGCTCACACATGTTGCAGCCTGTCTCTGTCGCTACTACGGTGCCCACAGGGACGGACGACCTTGCTTCGCAAGCTGGTCTGACAAAGGAGGCGAAGCATTAACGTCTCACCTTTGCCTTCACGCCAGTCTAAACGTATCGTCCGCCCGTGTGGGGAGCCCTCCTGCTATCGTTCAGGATTGCTCAGTGTTACGAACATTCTTAAGCGCAAATGTCGAAACCGTGCTTTATCGACTCACAAGTCGTCACTTGTTAATTGCCAAACCAACAAGTAAATCTTTCTTGTCACTGCGGAATTTGTTTCGTGCATTGTTGATTTGCTTTCGCGCAAACTTTGCTTGCGTCGGAGAGGACCAAACTTTCTTGTTTAGTTTGTGGTTATGGTGCCAAGCGCGACCTTGAAGCCAACCACAAGTGCCGAATAGGTGCTCTTGGTCTGGGACTATTTCGTATTTCATACACAAGTATCTTCAAGACTGTGGCGCCAACCGCATTTCGGACAAAGGATTAAGCCTTCGGGGATAGGTTCAAGTTGCGTCATTGAATGACAGCTAGGACATTCTAATTCTACCGCTTCGTTTGGATGAACAGCAATCCAAACATGGTTACATGTATTACATTTCATAGATTAGCCGGTCATTACGCAGGCCGGGATGCGTTTGACGTGTTGTGTTCACTCCCCGTTATTACGAAGCACGTCTGCTTCGCTTTTACATTTACCGGGAACTCAGCATTCGTGGATTAGAATCCATGCGCTCAAGGTTCCGCAGCAACACTTGGCCCACGGGGTTAGCGGGGCACTGTTCAAAGTGGTGGAGCCAGTGCGAGTCGAACGCACCTAGCCGTTTGCTGTGAAGGTTCATCTGCACAGCTACATGGCCCCGAAAGTATACCGTGCGTTACGCAGCACGGTGTTGCGGAGGATTCGTGGCCGTTTCCCTCAGTGTTTCTGAGCAGCTTTAGTTGTTAACGTCGAACATAGCTGGCTGAACAACGACGGATGCTTCACGGAATAAACCGCTATAGCCTCAAGGTGTTTGGCTTACGCCAACGCGTTCAGTGCCGCGGCTTGTGCTTCGCGTTGCAAGTGCTTGGTCAGCGCCATGATCCCGCGAGCGAGCGACTCGGTCGTGACATTGCCATCCGCGTCGCGTGCCACGGTGTAGCCGGAGACGACGCTCTCGATCTTCGCAGCCACAGCTTCGACTTTGTCCACGCCTTCGGCAAAGAAAGCGTTGGCTTTGTCTTGCGCTTCCTTACTGATCTTGCCACCACCACCGGTGCGCTCGCCCTTGACGTACAGGGGTTGAGCATTGCCGATGGTCTTGAAGAGTTCGGCCAGCTCGTCACGGCGGGGCTTGAGGTCGTCGCCGGTGAGTTTCACCTCAGCGTCGTTGGTCGCGCCTTCGAGATACCCGCGGATGTGATCCATCGGGGACTCGAAGATGTTCTTGACGGTGTTGTCCTTGTTCGTCTTCGTGTCAACGACACGGCGAGCAAACGAAGGGGCGATCGCCTCAGACACCGCACGATACACCCGTGGGTATTTGTTGCGGTAGTAGAGGTTGGACACCGCTTCGTCCAGGATCATGTCATCACCGACGAGCTCGGCGAGTTCAGGGAGTGTCGCCGGGACGTTTTCGAGGATGGTGAATTCGCCGTCGAGGTAGTCGATTTCTTTGTCTTTCATGTGGGTTTTGTTTTGTTTGTTGTTTGCGATGTAAGGTTAGGGCATCGCTCCCGTTGTTACGTGGACTGACGTAGGCAGTTTTGACACGAACTTCCGTGCCGAAATTTGTGCGTTATAAACGAGCATCATGTAGAACTCAAAGAGTATGGGATCGTCAGAGCAAAGCTCCGCGTCGCGCAGGTGTTGCTTCTGCACTTCAAGTGACTCGCGATTTAGGTGTATGATTTCAGCATGGCTCATAAGTGACGGCGCGGCTCGCGCTAATGAGAAGATAGCATATCAGAACTGATAGTCAAGTATCAATTTTGAGAAAGTGCATTTTCTTTTTCTCAATTCTGAGAGCCGCGCCGCCGATATGTTTGGGCCAGAGAATGGCCCTGAACGGAGGAACTAAAAGATGTCGCCAGGTTCTGGTTCCGAAGGTGAGGTGAGCAGCAGTGGAAACTCTGCGGGCATGACTGCTGGTCGCATCATGACTGGCTCGGCTTCGACGATGCGGAGCTTTACGCCGTCGACGTCTTTGATCCAGTCGTAGTGCTGTCTGTTAAGCTCACGTATCCAGCCGTGGACTCCGATGACGGCGCCGACCCTTGCCGCGTCGCGAAGCATGAGCGTGGGTTTAGACCAATACTCACAGCTTACGTGTGTGGTGAGGTCTGTGTCTGTGAACTCCGGGTGGAGGTCAAGGAACGCTTCGAGGATGGCGTGGTTCTTTTGAACCCCGGCGACGTTGGCGAAGGGGCTGAGTTTGGTGGCGAGTGTGGGTATGGTTTCTGTATTCATGTTTGGATCGAGTGTGATGATACCGCGTGGGAAGTGATGGAGTTTTGGTGGATCGTCTATGCTATACTCAAAGGCCCACTTGGACTCGAAGATGCGGAACATCACGGCACGCGGATCAGGTGCAGTGACGCGGACGATGACGTTGTGGTCGTAGACGACGTCGTTGATAACGTGTCGGTGGCCGTGACCGAAGGTGAAGTATGAGGTGGTGTCAACGTTTGGCATTTTTAGGTGTTTTGTTTTTGAACAGTGTGATTTTCTGGTTTGCTTCGACTGGTATTTGCACGAACGGGTTTAACTGAATCCGAATCGTGTCTTCGTTTGTCCAGGCACGCCGATCTGGTACCATTTGTCGTTGACCAAGATACAGGCATTGAGGTCGTGGGTTTGTTCGGCCATGTTACAACGCCTCCTCTTCCAACTTCCACGCGTCGGATCTGATGTAATACAACGCTTCACGTGCCCGTGTGATCGCAACGTAGATCAGGTTCGTTTCTTGCTTCACTTGCCACGGGAGCTTAGCGTATTTCGAGGGCATGTAAATCTCACGATCAAGGATGAACACGGTGCCGTATTCGAGGCCCTTGGACTTGTGGACCGTGGACAGTGTCACGCGGCTGCGGCCGTTACGCTCCTCCGTGAACATGAGGTTGATCTTGGAGAGCACGTCATTGGGCGTGCATGAATCTTCGTCGAGGTTGTTGATGAAGAACATCAGGCAGGCGTGCTGGTCTTCGATGCGTTCGGTGGAACGCCCGGCTGCTTCGAGCCGCTCACATTCACGGGCACGCCATGCGTCGAGCTTGCGTTCGAGGTCTTCAATGGTCGGGGCACGGAGCTTGCGCACGCGTGTGACGAGAGCAGCGCCGATGTCACGGCCGAGGATGGAGCATGGCACATCGCGTTGGAGTAGTGCATAACACATGCCGATGAGTGGTGCTGTGTTACGACACAGGATGGCAGAGCCAGGTACGAAGGTCGAAGCGTCGTAGACGCCGAGGCGTTTGACGATACCGTCAGGTGCGTTAGGTGCGGCTTGGATCATAACGCTTTACGTTGCGCGAGCAACTGCTCGACGGTTTCCCAAGGCACAAAGGTGCAGCCGACCTGCACACCTTTGGGTTTGATCTCGGCTGCGTATGAGCCAATGCGGATCTCGGGAGGTGTGCAATGAGTGATGAAGTCGAGAAGTGAAGAGAAGACCGGGCCGGGTTTGCTGGTGTGGTTGTCACTGTAGCGTGCAACCACATTGCCACGTATAGACAGGCACGTGCCGTCGGTAACGTTTTCTTTAACATCTTGGGTAAACCCAATGTTGGAGTTGATCATGTAACCTTGCTGTTGCAGCAACAACGCAATCGCCCATGCGATTTCAATGTCTTTGCAGTTGATGTATTCAGGGATGTTGGTGAGTTTCATTTTGGGTTCGGTGGTGGTTGCGATGTTGTGGGTATTGTTGTGTCCCTTGGACTGAACTGTGTTCTGTATGGTCGTGGGCATTCCATTCCGATATGGTCTCCGAAGGGTTGCTCACATTGTGCGCAGACCGCGTCCATGCTGTAACGAGTAAAGCTCATGGCAGTGTGATGTCAGGGTGTGCCGCGGTGAAGGCGTCGCAAGCGTCGTAAGACTTCAATAGGCCTTCACAGATTTCCTGTGCATGACGTCCTCCGATCTTGCGAAGGTATTCAATGGGCAGGCGCGTGAGAATGTCGGTCAGCTTTCGGTAAGCGAGCATGACGATCAGCTGGTGGATCGGATTGTCTTTGAAGGCTTCGTCCATTTCGGACATGTGGCGGACGATGATAGTGTCGATGATTGCTTTTTGTTCGTCCAAGTACGCGGCTTTGATCGCGTCGTTGGAGGATGGGTCTGGTGTTTCGGATGATGAAACGTGGTCGTTGAACATAGGATGTGGATGTGGTGTGGTGTTGATGTTACGTGGTGAAATACTTTTGTGCTTCAAGCACAATGTTGCGTGCGCAGCGGAAGCTGACGCTTAAAGGGAGTTCGGTGCATTGAAACCGCTGCGCCAAATACTCCAGCGCCCCTATGCCTGCGCCACGGAAGCCATAGATGGCTTGACGTCGGTCGCCGACAATGACGAGACGGGAACGGATAGTGCCGTCAGACGCTGGTGGCTTCATCAACCGTGCGATGAGTTCGATCTGAATGGCGTTGAGGTCTTGCCCTTCATCCACAAACACGTAGTCGTATTGTGTCAGCGGGATGTTTTTCACGACAGGCCAGTAGATCATGTCATCGAAGTCGAACTCCTTCATCGTGTTCGACATGTCAAAGGCACGTTGGGCAAAGCCCACGGCACTGTTCTCGTTCTCGAAGTCGAGATCGTGCGTGTCAATGATGGTGCGCCAGTCAGGCGTGAGCGTGGGCTGGGATTTGCCCAAAGACACGAGGCGCTTGACGTTCTGAGTGTCAGGATCGTCGCGGTCCATCAAACGCCAGAGGAGTTGCATCACCTTGTCGGGCGATGCCTTAGCCCCACGCTCGATGATGCCAAAGGACGTCAGGGCTGAGAGGCCGAGGCTGTGCGTGGTGCGGACGTTCACCGACGCAGGGACGCGGGGTTTGAGTGCTTCGACGATGTTCTTGTTAAAGGCTAAGAACAACACCGACGGTGGCAGGCCCGTCGCCGGGTTACGCTTCGGGATGTGCTTGAGGGCTTCGACTATCGTGGTGGACTTGCCACTGCCCGCCACGGCGTTGATGATGAGGTTCGTTGAGGCCGGGTTGGCGATGTACTCAAAGATGGAGCGTTGCTCCTCGGATGGTGTGAAGGTAGAGGTCATGGATGTTCGTTGTTGTAGTCGAGTTCGTTACAGTGCACGCAGCGTGCGAGATCGTCGGGATGGGAGCGCACGAAGCAGTGGCCGAAGAAGTAACACAAGATGCGATGGAATAGGTGTTTAATGTTGTGGCGTTTCATTGGGTGTGGAGTTAACGTCGTCGGGATGGATGTAGCAGATGCCGCTTTGAGTCTGCAACTTCATTGCAGAGTAGTAGGGTTGGTGCTTTGCACGTGTAAGGGTTTTGTTGAGCGCCCATGCGCTAGGCACACGCACAGGAATGTCTGGCTGTGCTAGAAGCAGTGCCGCGAGTTCGTGTGTGGTCATGCGAAGAAAAGGTTCAGCGTTGCGCTGTCTTCGGAACGTGCGGAGAGCTTCAGGCTGTTGCTTTCGCCTACGGCCACGAGCTCGGGCGCAGCTCCGCGTGCGAGCACGAAGCCGGCACTCACAGGCGTGCCGTATTGTGCAAAGGCCAACGCCACAGCGTTGTGCTGAAGCGTTGTTGGGAACATGATCGGGGTTTCAATGTCGTGCGTGAGCACAGACGCAGGGAGCATGATGTATTTGAGGTTTGTTTGCATAGATGTGGGTTGAGTTTTGAGTGCGTGGAAGTGGGCGAGCCAGACGTCGGAGTTCATGTGCGTTGTGCTTTGAGTACAGCCACTTCGCGGCGCAGTTCGTCGCGTTCCGCTTCTGCTTTCGCGGCCCGCTCCGTTGTAGGTCCAAAGTAGGCGAGCGCGGCAGGGTATGGCATTCCTTCGATTCCGGCCTCGTTTAGCGCGGCCACTAGCGGATAAACGTGCTCGGAGAAATTGCACGACTGATGCGCCACAATGCTATTGCGAATCACGTTTATTTTCTGCAACGCCTCAACCACTGCGTCGCGCTGCTGTTCAAGGCGGCGGGCGTATTCGGCATTTACGATGTGGATCAGCCCCACTCCTTGATACGTGCGCTTGACTTCCGCATCCGTCTCCGGTGTTGGCCGGTCGGTTAGTTTGATGGATTCGTTCATACTTTTTCCTTTAACTCCCTGATTTCCTCAAGTGCTAGGCGCACAAGGCCGTAGTCTTTGTTGATGAATCCGTGATACACGAACAGACACACGCAATGCACGAGTTCGATGATGAGTGCTGGTTTCATAGAACTCCCAAAAAGGTTGCGCCGTGTCCGATGACGTAACGTAAAAACAAATACGAAGGCACGGCAATGATGTGGCCTTTGTAGACAATAAGGATGAGGATCATAATGGTGTGATGTTACTGAGCTTTGAGGTTTTGGAGCATTTCTTCGATCAACGCGACCGCGGCTTGGACCGCCGTGGGCTTGCGGGGCTTTGCGGCACGTTTGCGGGCTTTTGTCGTGGCGGTCTCTTTGAGCTTCACATTGAACGTGCCGTGCAGTGGTTCGACTTTGCCATCGAAACGCTGTATGTGGCCGTAGAGCAACGTCCCGAGGTCGTTGATGAACCAAGCGACGACGCCGTCCGTGCACAGAATGGTGAGCCCCTCGGCCACGCCGGGGATGTCGCCACGTTTGCGCTGCGTGGGGCGCCAAAGGTGGGCGGTAGCGGTGGGCAGCGTGATGTTGTGCAACGCACACAACGTCAT